TCTGTCATATGCCAAGTCTAGGATGCTGTCGCTCGTCCCGGGAATGACCGTTACGGCATCAGGCTCAAACCAGAATTTCTCTACGTTGTATATCCAAGCTATTTGATCTGCTGAGGGGGCTGTTGCGCCGATGCGGAGGAGGGATAGGGAGCCTGTGAACGGTGAGTCGATACTCCCGTTGTACCACCCGCAACCAACATAAAGGGTAGGCGAACCCGTAGCGGATATGTTGAAAGTATTTGCCGCAGAGTACTTAACAACACCGTTCAGGGCGAAGTATAGTGTGCCGTTTCCACGATACCAAGCCCACATGCCTGCGCCCGTACTCATAGCAATACCGCTGTCTATTAGGGTAGAGGGGGCGTGTTGGAATTTGTAGTTCCCTGCGTTCCCTAGTATAGAAAATGATCCGTTCGTCCCAAATATCGTGCCGAGTTTGTCTGACCTCGAAACCATCCGGCCAGTACCACCAATATTCCACCCCATCACACAGAAGTCACCAGTCCCGAAGTTTAAGTCTGGGTTGTACGGCTGTTGAGCGTAGTTGCTCGCTGAGAACCCACTGTATCCCATGAGGCTCGAACCAGAGGCCACCTCGCTCTTGGCCAGTGAGCCGAAAACTTGCAGCCCGTTGCCCTTCACAGAGCGGTCAGGTACGGCTAGGCGGCAGGAGACGTTGTCAACGTATACAGTTTGCCCAGAAGAAGATGTTCCACCAACAACGCACTGTAAAGCATGTGAAGTTGCCTTCGCTGTGAAGGTGTAAGATAGCGAAACAGTGGTCGTGCTGTTGGTGTAAACGTCTCCTATCCCGTTAACCCCAAACCGTACAACGTCTGTGGCAGTCCCGCGCCTAGCATCACACGAAGCGACATACTGCTTACCTACAACAAGTCCTGTTAGGGTTTGTGCCGCACCAGAATTGTTTGACGCGCTTGCTGTAATTTCAAGTTCCCCAGAGACAAAAGCAAGCGACGCTGAAAGGGTAGCAGTCCACCCACTCACATCAGTCGTAAACGTACCATTCGTGACCAACTCAGTCCCGGTGATAGTTTCCGTTGTGCGGTGGATAGACACGTTATCCATTATCAATGTCTGAGAGGGGCCGCTCGTTTCAAGAGTAACCGGATGGGCAATACCAGTCGCGGTGAACGTTATGCTGGCTGTTCCAGTGGTCCCGAAAGGACTCGTCGCGCCAAGACCAGTTATGTCGATAGCGCAACTTGCTGTTCCTGCCACCCTGTCAGCCGTGACGGTGTATTGATCCCCGACAGTCAGCCCCGAGATGGTTTTCTGCACCGCGATATTCGTGCCTGAGCCTGTGGTGACGTTGAGGCTGTTCACCCCTGAGTTATTCGTTGCTGTGCTTTCCAGTGTCCACCCGTCAAGGTTCCCCGTCCCTGCGAACGTGCTGCCTATCAGGTCGTGGCCCGTACTGTCAGCCAACCATGCACCGCGTATATCCCCGACCATGATGCCGCTCTGTGAGGTGGTGGTGAGGTAGTCCACAGAGCCGGAAGCGGGTGTGGCGGGGTTTTCTTTGATAGTAGTCAGGCCTACACCAACGCCGATAGATATGAGGTCTTTTGAAACGGATACCGCATCAAATTGGTCGGCACTATTGGCGGAAAGAATAAATAGGTCGCTAGCCACCGTGTAAGACACATCATACCAAGTGTCAGGAGCGGTGCCTGTCGATGCGGTTTTGGCGTTTACAGTAACAACTGTATTAGAGGAGGGAATTTGGCCCCATGTGTGAAGCCAGCTTCGGTCAGCCCCTGTTCCCAAGTCGAGGACAAGCCTGTCACCTAAAAACCCGGCGAACGAGGACTTGCTTGTAGGTGAGTAACTACTCGTTATGTCAACAACCGTCCCATCATCCTTGATAACGCTCACACCACCACCAGTAGCCACGGCTATTGTAGGAAAGGGCATCCCTGTGGCAGGGTTGATCGGTGAATTTGGGAGGGTCGTTATTGCTACGTCGTTGGACGTGCCGTTAACTAAAGCCCAAGAAGCACTCTGAGGTGTGGTCCATGTCGTATAACCAGTCGCGTTTCTATTAGCGACTGGCCCCATAGTCATAGTATTCAATGATGTTAAGGACGTAATGTTCCAAAGGTGGTCATCAATAAAGTCTATGTGCTTGTCGAAGCCACCGCTCTGCACCGGAAGGTATACAAGCCCGTCCTTAACTGAAATGCCCGTAATGAGGCCCGAAGCCCAAAGAAATTTTGACCCGTCTGCTGCACCCTTAAACACCATCCACATGCTACCATCAGTGGCGTCAAAGATGATAACCCGTCCAGCCTCGGCCAGCACAAGCCCTTGTTGGGGCATCCGTTTCTGTGGCCCACGAGTGGCCCCAGTCTGCCCGCTGGTGGTGTTCAGGCTGTAGAACAGTCCGTTCGTCGTGTTGTGGTAATAGTCTCCGTCAGTGCCGAGAACCCTTGCAGCCGCTTCGTTCGCTGCATCCCCAAGCCAAGAGCCTGTCGCTGTGGTGGTTTCTTTGTACCAGCTTGTCTTGCTCTCACGCTGCCGGAAGACAATTCCCGCGTGATACCAGTCAGCAACCGAGAACAGTTTCAGTGCAACGGGGGTGTAGGAGCCGGAGATATTCAGGGCCGGAAGGCCAAGAGAAGCCACATCAGACTCCATAGCATCTAGGTCAACTGCCTGAGTAACTGTGATGTTACCAAGTTTAGTCTCTTGGGCAGTGAGGAAGCTTGCAGTAGTGTTGTCAAGAATTGTAGAGTGGGCTTGAACAGTAGAACCAATGTCCGTGTTCATCGTAGCTAAGGTGCCAAGGTCAGAGATGTCGCTCTCAGTAATAGGATCAACAGTGATTGCTTGCCCAGTTAGAGAGAGGTAAGTACCTGTACCAGTAAGAGTAACGTTAGTGCTATTGTCTGTACCTGCAGGGTCTACTCCAAGAGTAGCTTGAACTGCAGCTGCGTCTACATCACTTAAGATAGTACGACCAAAAGAAGTAAGGGGTGTCTCTGCAAAAGTATTCAAAGCAGTAGCGTATACCATCTTGTCTGCAGAAGTACCAAGAGAAGAGAGGGACTGTAGTCCAGCGTCATAAGCTTGAACGTCAGTACCAATGACAGAGCCTAAAGTAATCCTTGCAGCAGAAGCACTAGCGGCCCCTACGAGAGAGGCTCCAAGTGTTGATATAGTAGTGTTGGCAGGGAGGGAAAGAGTTGCTAGGTCTACGTCTGCATCTGTAAGATCACTAACAGTGAGTGTGACAGCACCAGTCCTGCCAGCAACAGAGAGTACTTGATCTGTGTAGTCTAGCTTATGCCAGTTAGAGGCGTATACTGTAGTACTAGCGTTGTCAAGGATTGCTACAATTCTATCATTTATGTTGAAGGCAGTAGAGTTTACAGTACCCGCTACAGATACTATCCAGCTCTCGCCTGCTTGAGCGACACCAGAACCAGGGAAAGTCCCTACACTTGCGTCCCACGTACCCATAAGGATAACTGAGGCGTCCAGAGCATTCACCCTTGTCTCAATAGCGTCTAGGTCTACCGCTTGGGTAATCGTAACATAGTCCAGTTTAGTCCCGTCAGCAGCTACATCTCTTCCATCAATCAAGCCAGTAGTAGTCGTATTACCCGAGAGGGCTAGGCCACTGATAGTCTTATTTGTAAGAGTTTCTACACCTGTGAGGGATACAAAGTCGTCACCTGACAGTGCTGTGTTGAATTCTGTAAGGGTACCAGCCAGAGTATTACTGGTTAGACTAATGCCCTTATTCGTGAGAGTGTCAGTAGTAGCCCTACCTACAAGAGTGTCAGTAGTCGTTGGCAGCGTTGAAGTACCCGACCCACTAACAAGAGTAGGAACGGTAACACTAGCAAAGGTGGGAGAGTCAGTAGTCTTAAGACTTTGGTCGAGACCGCCTAAGTAACCCCACTGAGTAGCGCTGATAGTCGTGGTATCAATGTTCTGTAGCTGATTGAGTTCTACAGCTGTAAGGGGGTTAGCTGACAGTATACCAAGGTCTGCACTGTATGCCTGTACGTTTGTACCTATAGTAAGGCCTAAGCTATCCCTAGCGGCAGAGGCAGTGGAAGAACCTGTACCACCATCAGCTACAGCTAGATCACCTGAGGAGGTGACAGTAGAGAGGTCAAGAGTGGGAGAAGTAAGTGTCTTGTTTGTAAGGGTCTGAGTAGAAGTAAGGGTTACAACAGTATCGGAAATGTCAGGGAGAGAGAAGGTTCGAGTAGTGCCTGTAGCAATACCAGTCAGTTCAAACACTGCTTTCTTAGTAGCATCAGCATTATCAAGGAGTGTGAAGGAGTTGTCTGCAACATCAATAGTTGTACCAGAGATACTCCCGCCAAGGATAGCCATAGTACTAACTGTGCCTAGGTCAGTCCAAGTACCTGTCATACTACCACCACCAGACAAGGTAGAAGTACCAGTAGCAATTAGAGTAGTGAGGTTGGACGTACCAGAGAAATAGGAGTCTTTAAGCTTTAGGGTAGCCGTGCCAATGTCAACAGTCCCAGTAAGTCTAGGACGGATATCATTAGCTGTTACCTGAATGTCTTGAGTCGGGCCTAGGTAGGATACAGGGCCACCTTCAGCAGTCGTACCGTCATGGGTGTGACCTACTGTTGAGCTAAAGGACAAGACAATAGAGTCAAACTCTCCGTCTAGGTCCACTGCATCAATGAAGTTACCATCCGAGATATTGTTGGAGGTATCATTCCTTATATAGCCTGTGCCCATTCTTATTGCTCCTTACTGTCTGTCATAGGTTGCGTAGTCCAAGATAATTGCATCAATAGAAAAGGGTGTGTTTACCCCATTGAACGAGTACTGGACTGAAACTGAGAACCCTGACCCTGATGTCTGATTCGTGAATACTGCTACTGGTTTACCACCATAGACTGCTGTGCCGTATGTAGCTGCACCGTAGTAGGCTGCGGTACCTGCATCAGCACCGATAGTAATTGCTGAACTTGAAGGCTGAATAACTCCAGCTTGGTTGTAGTCTAACTTAAGCGCTACCTCACCGCTTACAGACCCAGTAGGGTCAACGTACGTGGAGAGTTTATAGATAGTCTTCCTAACCTTAGGGTCCTTCATAGCGTAGTAAGGAGTAAAGAAGGAAGCTTGAATGTTAGTCCCGTCGAAGGTGCTACTATCTTCCATCTTGTAGGCGTAACCATCCTTATTTGCAAAGACAATTTCTTCACCTACTATCGTATACTTACTATCTACAACATAGACATTGATCCCTGTCAACTCACTCCAAGCCATACCTTTAGCTGACTGGTCTGCAAACTGTGTCCCAAGTATCCCTCGGGAAGACTTATCGGATAGACCGTCCCTATAGCCAAAGAGTCTAAACTGGTTCTTCTCCCTGATAACAGCACTACTAAAGCTTTCCTGAGTAGCGACGAAGTCTGTCATAACTGTCTGGATATTCCGAGAGGCTACAGCCAGTCCAAAGTCACCAATACGTGTGGTAGCGGACAAGAGACGTAAACCATCAGGGGCTAAGAACATAACATCACCACCTACTTCTTGGATAGTGTCAGTCTCAGTGCAGCCAATATCGTCTGTGATAGCTTTAAGTGTGAAGTCAGCAGAAGAAGAACCTGTAACTCTGAATATACGCTCTTTACAGAATACAATTAGCTGCTCTCTGAATAGAACGATAGCCATTATAGCATGTGGTAGGCGGATACTCCCTGCACCATTAGCAGCTGTAAAGTCATTGTCTGTATAAGGGGCTGTGAAGGATAGGATAGTTCCTTTAGAGAAGAACATATGGTTAGAGAACACGGAGACATGCTCTGCTGCAGCTACATCAGTAGGTACTCCGTCTAGTTCTACAAGGTCTGTACCGTCATAAGTTACTGGGTTGTGTACTTCATCAACGAAGATAATCTTAGGTGTGCCACTGAAGTCATACATCACTGCTCTGTGCTTACCTGCTCCTGCCCTGTCTAGGGAGTTGAAGGTGACTACAGCGTTGTCAGCAGGGCTGGAGGCCAGTGCAGGGTAGATACTTACCGTTGCTCCACCAGCTGTAACTGTGGGCAGAGTAAGAACTGTGTATGACTTCTCTATACCTGCTACTGTGAAAGTACTACCGATAGCGGGTGCTACCGTAAGGCCATCAATGGCTACTGTTGTTCCTGTCTGTCCAACACCATTCACTAGGGTTGACCCATAGTTCTGTTTACTGATCTTAGTCCAGCCAGTGCCAGTTGAGAAGTATAGACCACCTGACCGATAGGCTACAACACCACCATTAAAGAGTTTAATACCCTTGACTAGGTCTACCCTATTGCCGAAAGTGACCAGAGCCTTGTCAGCAGGACTGGAGGTAAGGGAGGTAGTAAGTGTTAGGGTAGCTTCTTTATTCAAAGAGTTATATGCAACACCAGAAGTGGCTACTGTGTACGAGCCTGTAACCCCTGCTATTGTTATTGTATCCGAAACCTGAGGGGTCTCAAGGACATTGCCAATCACTAGGGTAGCTCCGCTCTGACCTGAACCTTGTACTACAGGTTCCCCATAAAGGGGTAGCGGGTTTGCTTCATACTTTGTATACCCTAAGATACGACGATACCCTCCTGTTACGGAAGGTTCAAAGTTCTTTAGTTGTCTTGCACTGCCTGGAGAGTTTAAGCCTTGCTGAAGAGGACTGCCCTGTGTGATAAGGCCCCCTCTAACTTCAATGGGAAATGTTCTCCAGTTGGTAGGCTGATAACTCTGCCAAAACCTATTCGTAGGCATTTAGCTTGTCCTAACCACATTGGTATAGGTTCTATTCCTCTCGATAAAGGTAGACCGTACATAGTCATACCTATTCGTGTAGATAGTCCTAAGTTCTGTGATACCCTTACGGAATCTTTTCTCATTAAGGATAGACCTCTGTGTGTCCCCACGGAACATATAGGTCTGCTTCATAGCACCCTCGGTAATGATATGGCGGAAGGTCTCAGGTACCAGAGGTACGTCTGTAGCTGCTACCAAGTCTGTAGGGTGGACATAGTATTCATAGTCAAGAGTGTAGGCATTATCAGGGTTAGGGTACACACCGTACTTCTGGTCAGGGGTGCGTATGATAAACTTAGGCACGTCCCTTATGTCAGTACTTGTACTATACTCATCATCAATAAATTTATGGAGGTACTCATCATAGGACAGGATAGCTAGGGAAACTGTTTCATTCCCGAAGGTCGCATCACGCTGGACACGGAAGGAGTCCCAGTCTACTGTCTTAACATTAGCAGGAAGAGAGTACCTAATCGTACCTGCCGTTAGTGTATCTGATTGTGTGACATGGTTAAAGGGCCACTCAAAGCTCTCCTGATTAATCTCACGTAGGGCTAAGTTCACAGCTTCCTTCATCATGATATAGTGGTTGCCTGCTGTAGCGAAGGTAGCAGAAGTCAAAGGGACGTCATTCATACGCCCAGCAACATCATTTACAAGTCCTAAGAAATCGTAACTCATCTAACCCTCTCTATAATAGGCCTTAGGGCCACCCCGAAGAGCAGCCCTAAAGTTTGATTAAGCCAAGTTATACTTAGCAACAGTGAGTGCTTCAGGGCGGAGAATCTTCCGACCGTAGAGCTGCAAGCCACGAACAACATCAGCAAATGTAGTCTGAGAACGGAAGCTCTCAACATCATTGATCTGCTCTGCAGTAGCAACTGCACTTTTATGACCAGCTACGATAACACCGTAGTCAATGTTCTGGTTAGCTGTTCCTGCCTTTGCGGGCCCATTACCTACCGAGGGCAGGTTGTTGGACACATAAACAGTAAAGCCGTAGAAGTTCTTGAGAACAAGACCATTGCGAATATCGCCAGAGGACCCATAATCCTGATCGAAGAGACGTGAGTACTCATCTTGCAGAACTTCCATAATGACTGGATCAAGTACGAGCCAGCGACCATCACGGTCAACATACTGTTGGTCAAGCAAACGACTCATACGTGCTACCAGCATTGCTGGAGAAACGAAAGCCGTAGGCATGGCAGTCTGACCAGGGATACGAGGGCCAACAGGGATTGAGTGGTCAAGCGCACCAGAGGTCGTGATGGTCTTAAAGCTACCTTTATTGAGTTTCATAGTAGCCAGAAGTTCATCAGTACCAGCTGAAGTATTAGCTACGGTACCATTGGTAGTCGTATTGACCGTATTAGCATTTACGTGAATGGTACCCTGCTTATAGCCTGATAAGTACCCAAGTACATCTTGGTCAAATTGATCTTTCAGACGGTAACCAGCACGGTTAGAAGCGAGGGCCATAAAGTCCACGTTCGCATGTACTTTCTCAATATCGTCGATCTGGAAAGCAAACTGATTTGCTTGGTCAACGGTAAGAGTGAAGTCGGCGTCTGTCAGGTCTTGAGTTGTAACAAGAGTCCCGCGACTGTAGGCTGATACACTGATTTCAGGTTCTTTGAGGATTCGTACTGAGTCCCCTTGTCCTGAGATCTCTCCGAAGTAATCACTATTAGTGATCTCCGAGCAGACAGTAGACTTACGGAAAGCCAGCTGTACCTGTTTGGAGTAGATTACTGGAGAGAAGTTTCCCGAGTTAAGGTTGGTATAACCCGATGCTTTTCTAAAAGCCATTGTATTTCTCCTTTAGAATGTATGGCTATTTTCATACAAACCAGAAGCCCAATCTTAGCGATTGACAAACAGGTTCAGGTGTGGAGAGCTACTCTACGGTATTCCCTGTAAGGAGGCCACTTTCCTCTAGGTAGTTCTCTCTGTTCAGTCGGCCAACTTAATGAGAGAGAAGGCTAGTATCCGGTGGGTGGTACAACTTTAGTGGCTGTAGTGGGGCTAACCTTAGTTAGCTTACCCTATAGTTATACGTAAAAGAGTCCCATTGTCAAGTCTTTTCTACGTATTTAGTAAATAAAAGAGCCTCCGCGTACAAGACCCCTAAGGGAAATGCAGAGGCGGAGGGCATATTTCCTTTAGCCTCCACTCACGTCATAGACGAAAGTACCTGCTTTAATAGATTCTAAGATAGCATCCTCATTAGCTGAGTACTCCCTAGACGTCATTTTCTCAACATCAGACTCTAGGATAGCACCATCAGTCCTATCTGTAGTAGGCTGAGCAGTGTCACCACGAGTACGGATAGACTCCGCTGCGCTACGCTTAGGTTTAGCTTTAGTCTTAACACCTGTGTCTGACTTATAGAGGTCTAGGACACGGATAACTGAAGCAGGATCACTGACGTTGTCGTAGAGGGCATCCTGTATGAGGCTAGGTTGCTTATCAGCCCAGTCATGGAATGCAGCATCCTCTTTAATAGTGTCATAATCAGAGTGAGCAGAACGAATCTTAGACTCCATCTCTTTCATAGACAACTCTGAGTCCCTACGCTCAATGTCAGCCATCCTTGTCTCAAGGCTCTTAGCTTGGTCAGCGTAGGTATCCTTAGACAGAGTTTGGACAATAGCAGCAACATCGGGGTACTCGGACACCCACTGTTCCACAGCTTCACGGGCGATAGGCAGTTCAGAAGGACCCCTACTCTCTAAGTCTTTGATCCTGTTGCTTAATTCTTCCTCTTTCCTCTGGGCATGTCGCCTAAGATCTGAGTACCTTTTCTTAAATGTTTTCTCTTCAACTGAAGTAGGTTCGACTAACTCCTCCTCAGGCTCCTTCTCTTCTTCATCCACAATACCATTGTTTTCCTTGATGAGCTTTTCTAGTTCCTTCTCATCATCTTCAATGCGTCTAGTATTAGTCTTATTCATAAAAGCAACTGTAGGTACTTCGTCTTTAATCACAATATCTTTAGACATTTAAGTCTCCTTTGCAGGGGGTCCTCTTAGAGGAGTAGCCCTTATACCCCATAGGGGTTTCTCCTAAGCCATCTTAGCCTAGGTAATTAGTGTCCGCCAGGCCCATTGCCCATGCCATCTCCTTGGTTACCGTTGTCACCTTGACTCGGTCCACCATAGTTACCAGACCCACCAGAACTACTTCCGCTAGACCCTCCTCCTCCATAGTCGCCTTCACTAGGAGCGCTATAGCCAGAGCTAGAGCCACCAGTGCTGCCCGGATCATTCCCACCAGCCCCTCCAAACTCACCAGTGCTAGAGTGGCCCCAACCATAGTTGTCAGAGGCACTAGGGGAGGCGCTTGGGGTTGCCTCGTTAGAACCATCCCCAGTAGCACTATGAATGCCATTTCCACCATTATACCCTGCAGAGGAGTCAGGTGGCGTTGGGGTACTTGGGGTGCTGTGTGCCACTGAAGTATGGCTGACTGTTGGTGTCGTTCCAGCTGCCTTCTCTCTTGCTACTGCCTTATCATAATAGTTTTGTATATTGTCTCTGTTGAATTTTTCAGCCGCTGTAAGGGCCATTCGTCCTAGTGGACCTAGGGCTGCAGCTACAAATTTACCAGTAGTCGTGTCAGAGAACATAGGCTTATCCAGCTTAGACTGAAGTTCTGCGGCAGATAGCGTGCTTAGACCAGCCTGAATATCTCCTGTCTGTGTACCATCGGCCCCAGGAGGACCCCCATGACCTGCCTGAGTGGGGCTCACCTCACTGTACCCAGCCGGGACTACCCCAAGGGGCTGGCCGTTCATAAAGGGTACTTGAATAGAGTTACCACTACTGTCATAATAGGTCTTATAAGTCAGGCCACTGGCATCAACTGGGGTTGTACCGCTAGCAGGAGTAGTACCTGCAGCTGGTGTGTTACTGGTGGGTATCTCAGTAGGCAGCGTATAAGTAGGGTCAACAACCCCGCCAGCAGCCAAACCGACATACCCACCTCCAAATAGTTCTTTGTCTGAAAAAGGGAGACTGTCCTGAGGCTGTTGCTCAGAGGGGGCACCTCCTACCCGTCCTTTCCCTCTCATACTCACAAACCCCTCCTTAGCTTGCTTTGTCATATCTTCAAAGAACTTAACTCCGTGAAATTTTACAACATCAGCAGGGATAACGTATTCACCAGGGCTTAGCATAGCCGGGACATTATCTCTTACTTCGGTAGGTGTAGACCCGATAGGTACTTCGTTTCCACTGACCGGGTCCTTCGGTAACTTAAAGGCTTTCTTAGTGTTCTTACTCCTATTACCCTTTGCCATTGACTATCTCCCTTAATTTCTTCAGTCTGTTAAGTTCACGGATAGCCCCTTGAAGCTTCCTAATCTCTACTATATCGTCCTGGAAGGACATACTTACGTACAGCTTATTGATCCTCTCATCCAAGTAGGCTAAGAAGTCTTGGTAGATGTTTTGATTGACTAGAGGTTTTAGGTTGTACTTCATTTCTTAGACTCCGCTAGGTATCCTTGTAGTTCTTTTAAGGCTTTCTTATAGTCCACTTTGTCTGTAGGGTTGTTCCATATAAGGCTTGGAGCAACATCCCTTGTCTTGAGAGGGTGCGTGCCCATAAGACTGGGGTTGTTAAGCCTATTCTCTACATTCCTCGATTCGACCTCTCCCGCCTTAGTCCAGTAAGCCCAGTGTGTGCCAAAATGATTAGGCCCTTGGGAGAAAGGAGATATATCCAAGTTCCTTATAGCTGGATGTATCCCATAGTAGGCGTCGAGTTTCCTTTCAAAAGTTTTCTTTGAGTAGTTGTTAGGGTCAAAGAAATCCTTCGGCAGACCAAATACACTCTCTACCTTAGCCCTTGCTTCACCAGATAGTCCAGAGTAGAATCTTCCTATACTGTCTGGAGAGGACACACTAGGGTCAGACTTGGAGTTGTGTTCTACCTTACTCCCTAGTTCCTTCTCTAATTCCTTATGCCTCTTACTGAGTAATAGAAGCTTCTCTGAATTAATTTTACCTACTTCTGCCTTAAAAGGTTGAGGGGCCTTAGCTAACTCTATAGCCCTAGCCTTAGCCTCAGCTGAAATGTGGTTGCTTCCTTTACCGAAGTTACTATCAGACTGTAGCACATGCTGAACTTCATGGGCTAAGGTAGACCGTTCTGATTCCTTGCCTACTACGTCAACCCCTAGCCTTATACCCCTGTAGATACCTTGAGGAGTCATGGCTCCCCTATTCCCACCTCTTTCCACTGTTGTTCTATCTATTTGGTCACTAGCAGCCTTCTCTAACTCTGGGTGGCTAAAGCTACCTCTAAAACTTTGTACATCGTTAGTATACTGAGAAGGCTGCATGGTGCCCTTCAGGCCCTGGTCTGATATCTCATACTTCCACTGCCCATCGGCAGGGTCCATAAACCATTTTGTATTTCTCCAGATCTTCTGGTCGTCCACTCCAGACGCCCTAGCCTTCTTAGCAATCTTAAGTGTCCGTAGGTTAGCGCCTTTAGCTGTAACACCTAAGAACATACCAACAGAGTCAGCAGGAGCCTTGCCGACCACACCACCAGCGCCAGCAGTATCTAAAGCTATACCAAAGACATCACCATATGTTGCATTACCATTAATAGCATCTCTAATAGTCAAGTACTCACCGTTAAGGGCATTAGTTACATGAGACGGTATACTCTTAATCTGGGCTACTGTTGGGAGTTTAGGGTCTTTAGCGTAGTTAAGGGCTGCGTCCCCTAATGCCTTAGCCATATCCTTTAACTTACGGTTAGGAGTCCTCTGGTCAGGACTGGGGGATACAGTGTACTTCTTCCCTATCCTCGACTTATACACTGGGTTCCCAAGTTCATCTTCTCCTATCTGAACATCCCTAGAGGAGGCAGACATAGGTCGGCTAAAGAAAGGGACTGAAGAAAGCTTATTGGACATTGCCGCTGAAGCCTTGCTCACCTGGGGTCGGTGCCGTGCCTATCCCTATATTACTTGCCCCACCACCAGAAGTGTCCTGAACAGATGTGCCCGGTGCTTCAGGGGGTGTTGCTGGGACAGGCCCAGGTGCCGCAGGAGGCCCTTGAGGGGGTGCTACAGGGGCGTTAGGATCTTGAGGAGTAGGGACACCTGAAGGAGGTCCAGCAGGTTCAGCGAACTTCTTAGCCAGCTCTGCGGCGATTGCAGCGTCTTGCAAGGAGTTTGTGACCTTATCCGGGTCCAGTTCCATCGACCTAGCGATCTGACGGATAATATATTCTGTCTTAGCATAGGGTGCTGTCTGCGGATTGGCAGATACAACCTGAAGGAATTGGAGTAGACGTTGACTGCGTACCTCATTAGCCATCAGTGCTTCAGTGCCTTTAGCTTTAACTTCAAGGTCTCCTCGGATATCAGGGTCAAAATCAAATTGCATATTGAAAGCAAAGAGGGACTTGCCTAGAGGGGCCAAGAGGTAATCATCAATGTTCTTAATGACTGTGCGGATAGAGCCGTTAGCTGCAGACATAAGCATTGAGATGCCTGAGGCTGTTCTGCCCATACCACCAGCACCTGTCTGGCCATAGGCATAGGAGGGGAATCCAGAACTCTCATCAGCTAAAAGTCTAGCCTTATCAAAGAGTTGTAGGTTCTCTGCTGCCACGTTGGGGAACTTAGTCCCGAAGATAGCCTGACCGGGCGCACCGCCTTGCCTACGGAAGACTTTACCGGGGTAGATGGACATATCCTGTCCGGGTACTAGAGCATCTTCATCTACTTCAAAGACTAGGTTACCAGCTAGTACAGCATTGTCAGCTGCCAGCCGCATAAAGCCATTCATAAGTATCTGAGAATCACTCATGTTCTCTGCAAGGCCAATCCCAAAGAAGGAGTACGGGTTGAACTCAAAGGGTACTGCTTGGTAGGGGATGCGAGTAGGAGTGAATGGATTGAGGACCATACGGATTACTTCACCGTTGCATACCCAGATGTTCACACTGACATTGTCTGTGTCCTTAAGGTCGCCTTCCATCTTAAACTCTAAATCTTTTTCTACAACAGAAGAGTCGATAAAGCCCCAGTACTCTAACACTTCAAACCGAAGTGGACTCTGGCCTACACCACCATCTTCCATAGCAGTTTCCCACCATGCCTTCTCATAGTCCTCACCAGTCTCAATAGCTTTGCTGATAGCACTACGGCGGAAGTAGGGTCGTTTAGTCAGGGCACGGAGTTTGCTACGAGACATCTTATGACGTTCAATAACGTACTCTGCCTCATCCATATTGGTTGCATCAGGGTCAGGGTAGAAATTCCAGACAGATGTGAAAGTCAGAGAGGGGATAGTCTTGACGATAGGGTCGTACTTACCGTCCGTCTCATCCCAGTTAGGATACTCTTTATTAATAGAGAAAGGTCCCTTAAGGATACCCTCCCCAAATAGGACCTGTTCAAAGACTGTGCTGCGGAGGTGCTTGTTGGCCTGAGCCTCTTCCAACTGATCGTGAATCTTCTTCTCCATCTTCTTAGCTGCCACCTGTGCAGGATGGAACGTAATACTCTTACCTGTTGTACCTTCACCTTCAATTATCTTATCACTGATAGGAGCCAACTTATCCTTCATGCCACCAAGCCTACCCTCAAGGTCTGCCATAGTGTCACCGGGCTTAAGTTCAGTGTCAGGGCCGATAAGGTATGGTTCTGCAGGTTCATCCTCAGTGGACTTGTCAAGAGGACCGGGCGCACCTAGGTTAATATGGACAGCCTCTGCGACACCGTCTGGCAACATAGTAGGGTCAATAGATAGTGGGAATTTGAAGGAGCCGAAGAGTACGTCAATGATCTGACCGTAGGCTGCAAGGACTTTAGTCTTGGTAACCTTGACAAAGATACGTGACTTCTCTGCCTCTGTGAACTGAACGTCAGGACCGTACAGACCCCGATAGTTACGGTAAGCATCTAGCCAGCGGACCTCATCCTTGTGCCTAGCCGTTTTGGCTTTCTCAAAGGAGGACTTAACGTAGTCTACTACCGGGTCATACCTTTTGGCTGAGCTGTCAGGGACAGCAGTTGAGGTATCAGAGTCTATATGTACGTCTGTTTGCAACATCATTAATATCCGAATACTTTGTCAGCTGGCTTCACACTGTAGCTGTTTGTTTTTACAGGACTGCGGTCCCATACGCTTGACCTAGGCCTTGACTGGATACCGTAGCGTATGGCATCGTAAAGGTGGTCCTCTGAGTTCGTGTCAACATCCTCTGGGTTTCTTTTGTCCAGAGGTAGGTTAGGTATTTGTGAGATGATATTGGTACAGGTATTAAAGATGAGTAGTCTAGGCTCTCCAGTGAAGTCGTCTACCTGAAGTCTTCTATGCAACTCATTCTTCCCTGCTACCCTAGAGCCTTTAGACCTGTCCGAGGGACGCCACCTACAGCCTCTCCTAATCATCTGCTCTGCGAGGCTAGGACCAGGGTCTCCCCTTCTGTGCCACAGGGACGAGTCAAGGACCCCATACTGCACACCCTCATACCTCTCAGCTTCAAGGATCATATCTGCAAGGTCTATCGCTAGTACCTTATGTACGTACAATTCCCTGTAGATAAGTAGTTGTTGTTTAGGGGTCATTGCAAACCATACAACAGCAGAGTATGATCCATAACCATAGTCAGCTGCTCTAAACTTTCTCCAACTTTTAGGTATATCAAAAGGTTCTACAACATGAATGTCCCTGTTAAACTCTGGGAAGGCTGCACCCTCGTTAACATCCCAACTACCTTCTAGCAGTCTCTTCCTCTCATTCTCAGGGAGGGATAGAAGAGTAGCCTCATAGGCACCGTCCTCCATCAAGTAAGGATTATCCAGTAGCCTGGCTGGAATGAACTTCCTCCTGAAGATAGGCTTGTCAGCGAACTTAGAGTGACTAGAAGGATACTTCAGTACCGCTCCTGTCTCAATGTCTGTAGCCCAGAAAGCTTTATTAGCTGGTGACGGATCAATAAACATCTTCTTTACCCACTGATGGCCTAAGCCGCCGGGGTTACTCGTAGCCCTCATATAGAGACCCACCTTACTCTTAATATCTTTAGTGGAGCGTAGCCGAGACCTCATGTAGTCCCAAGCGTAAGGGGAAGGCCACTGAGTAAGTTCATCGAATCCTATCCAAGTATAAGCCTGCCCTTGGTAGCGAGTAACATCATCATCTTTATCAAGGTATGACATCCATAGGGTACCACCGTTAGGTGCCTCCCACTGAGACTTTCTCTCACTCCATCTAATACCAGGAATAGCTTTAGGGTAGAGTTCCTTAGACTTAGCGATGAGTTCCCTCAACTCTTCTGTTGTATGCCGGACTAGCAGTCCTGAGAAGCCCTCTTGTCCAAGTCCCCTCAAAGGGTCTGCCAACATAGCATAACTCTTACCACCACCAGCTGAACCACCATAGAGTATCTCTCTTTCAGAGGAGGCAAGGAAGTCTGTCTGAGGCCCAGGGTTGGGCGCAAAGATTACTTTCTGTTTAGGCGGTCTGACACGAGCTGGTGTCTTGGGTTCCTTTGGAGGCGTCGAGTCTTTTGTTTTCGAGCTTGTCGAGTTCTTCGAGCGCCTTGGCGTACTCTTTAGCAATCTTTCGTGCAATATCCGCTGCTCTTTTGCGCTTATTCTCAATGTCTATCCTACTCTTTAGGCCTGAGTGAGTGAGGGGGCGACCAGTAGTCGTCGTCAACCAATTTGCAACACGCCTATAACTATACTGTCTGAGATACTTCTTAGCCTTCTTAAGGGCTTCCAACTCCAAAGGTATTGGCAACAACCACCCAGGATTAGACGGGTCTTGTCTGTACCCGAAGGGGATAACTTTGGCCAGCTTAGGGATTGCCTCCCACTCTTCCGGTCCTCTTCCCAGTGCCTCAGGTAAGACATAATACTTCTTCAGTTCAATCCTCTTCATCAGACACCTTGGCTGGTAGGATAAAGACACCGCCTGTAGTAGTGACCTCAACCTTATCAATCTTAGCTAAACCAACCCTATCAAGGATATCCTTAGCCGCTGCCATCTTCTCCTTAAGGCCTAGCTGAGTAGGATCATCGATAGCCCCACCCATAGCGTACGCAGCCTTAGGGGCAATCTGTGCGAGGTACCTCTTAGTCAAGTCATAAATCTCTTCTTGAAGGGAGTCAACAATCTTCCCAGGACGTACACTGTCAGCATACCCCGCTAGTCTAACTGCCTTGCCAGCATTCCCTCCGGCCTCTTCAAAGAGTACCTCTAGGAACTTACTCTGCAATTCTGTTAATTCATTTCCCACTTCTTATTCCTTTACAAGCCTTAGTGTGTTTAGCAACAAAGTTATCAATACTCCTAATAGACCTATTACTTAGAGACTGTGCCTCTGCCTTGGTCATAGTAAAGAGTGGTATATTGCAGATAGCCTCAGCGGATGATCCCGTTGCTACGCAACCGCTTAATACTGCCATCCCTGCTAAGCTCAGTGTCAACAGAATTGATCTCATTTGTTGTATCCTTAAACTCTTTAAGGCCCCTGACTCTCTGTCGGACCTTCTGTGTCTTAACACCGTAGAGGAACACCCCTGCAATAAAGACAGCTGCAGCACTAGCTGCTATCATCATAGTCTGTAACTTACCAAACAGTCCAAACACTACTCTAACTCCCAGTCTCTTACTCTCTTAGGCTCAAAGCAGTCCCTAGCCTTTAGGAATCCTTCTAAGTACATCGCTCTCTCTACCCTATCAAGAGTAAAGACCTCACCTAGGGCGGACTTAAGCCTCTCTCTAATATAAAAGACGTCACTTCTAGGAATATGAATCCTTGTAAGTACTCTCTCATCGTTATTGGCTATCGCCTCGTAGAACTTTCCAAGGACATCTTCGTCCTGATAGTAGCTGATTGGTTTAGTCACTATGCTTCCCTATAGTTATACCCGATGTTGGGTGAATGTCAAGGATTATCTGCTAAGATACCCTAAAATAGTCGAATATGAAGAAATATAGGGGGTCTATGTACGATTTCTCTTGACATTTGGTGAAAAATACGTATAACTATAGAACGTTAAGTTCCCCATTGGTAATATACTATCTATAGTTTATGATATATGGCCTATCTCTAGTGTCTGCTAGGGGTGGGCCTTTCTTATACGCCCTATATGTACATACTCTAGTAGTACTATAGTTATCCCGCACGGATATCCCTATTTAGCTGGGTATAACCCTATTATCATCACTCATATTACCACCCATATAAGTCTAACCCACTAATTCTACGTTGTCAAGTCTTTTCTTCTGGACGTTTGAAAGTATTTTACAGGCAGACCACTGCGCAGCACTGCTTTTGTACCTTATTACGGGTCTTTCAGACCAACCTACAGAGTACTTTAACCTCTGTTCTCTTCTCCCCCTCTCTTCTAAGATAAGTCAATGATTACAGGTACTTAACAGACCTCTGAACCCCCTCTGTGTGCTTGGGTGTATACAACTAACGCCCGAAAACCTCGGCCCACGCACCCCCTAAAAAGTTGGGGTAGCAGAATACCCCCAAAAATACCATAATTCTTTACCAAATGGTCAAATATCGTCTAAGTCATTGATTTCATTGGATAAAACAGGGTTAGAGAAGTGTATACACTACCTAGGGCAGAGTGCCACCAGAGAAAACAACCATAGAGCACACTATATTAATAACACCGAATGTGTACAACCAAGAGGCGAATAGGCCAGGAAAATACAACCGAGAGGCGAATACCTCCCCTAAAACAACCATAGGGGGAATCCTCTAAAAAATTTCTACTTAAGGGGGAAAGAGGAGCTGGAGCTGGCAGAGTACACTTTTAGGTTGTATCAACCCGGACTAGACACACTTCCAGGTTGTAAATCCTTTCAGAGCCATTTTAAGGGGGGCTAGAGCGCCTCTAGCAGATTTCAGGTATGTCCACCCATAAAAGAGGCTAGCAACCATAGCGTGTAGAGTTTCAACTATAGGGCGAGTCCCTACGCGCGTGCGTGCGAACCTATAATCCGCGTAAAGGACATGAACACATTCTAATAAACGCATGAGACCGGGCAGTCTGTAACAATTAGTGATTAGACATTGCAGGCTAGATTTGCGACAAGGGGTTGCGACCCGCTCTTTATGACCACCTAGCAGGCGATCTATGCTAGGCCACTCGATACTGAACCGCGCATTGGTTCGGGTGACATACTTGCGCTGGCAACTGTAGCACCAAAATGTGGTGCCAGATTGGACCTGAGTTTATATCAGATAAGGCTATGAGATTGTTTTAGGCGTCGATTAGCTGGATAGTATGCTAATATTACTGCACGCAAGAGGTGGGATATTAGGTGTTTCTGATAAGTAGGAAAGCAAGGGATAAGGTTTGGACGACATCACACTTAAGTGCTACTCGTTGAGTGCTTCGCTTGGCGCACAACTGCTTAAACTTCCCTTTGGGTGTAGTTGTGTGACCCTGAATAGACCCTGTCGGATAGCAACACGGGATCAGCGGAAACATTGTAGGGCATGGATGTGTCCCATTGACTAAAAGTCTAAACCGGTTCGCAAAACATTTCACTTGATTGCAGTCTAAACCTAAGACAGGCCAACCTGTTTGCGCTATGGCGTAGGGTTTGGATTGCATGAATACAGGACTGTTTAACTACGGTTCTGTTTTTGTGCAATCTCGCACGGCAATAGAAGGAAAGTACCATGTACGTCTACAAAGAAACTCAGATTGACAGTGCTATCGTTGTTCTTGTGAAAGACGCTGGCAAACTTCAAGACAAAATTCATGCGCTTGGCGTTGCTTCACTGGTCGCTTGTATGCGGTCGAAGGCAACCATGACCCAAACAGTAGAGCGCATTAACGCCATTCAGAACGCTTCATCGTACCATAGCAAGCCTTTCAGCGTTTGGGTTAGCTTGTTTACCCCGTTCACTTGGAACAATGAAACAAAAGAATGGGTGGGCCATGCTAAAAAGAAAGTAACCAAGGCTATGTGTACCGAGGGTAAGGCCAAACCTTTTTGGGAGTGTAAGCCTGCCCCAAAGGTGACTGAGTTTAATGACATTGACGAATTGTTCAAGCTTATTGATAAAATCTCTAAGAAAGCTAAAAAAGGTGGCGACAACGTGACTGTTCACCCCGCTATCATCAACGCTCTGGACAAAGTGGCCAAACAAGCCGAAATCTTGCTCACAACTGAAAAGGCTATCACCGAGGCGAATGAAACAAAAGCCGCCTGATACCACCCACAAAGAAATTGTAAGGACCATTAGTTAGCGCTAGTGGTCCTTCACTATGGTCAACCCCTCTTGAAAGGAATATTCCAATGACAATACGCTATACAATGGCCAATCAATACGAAAAGTATAACACCTTTTCCGAGCGTGAAGAAGCCTTTGATATTTGGATGGATGGCTTTAGACAACTATCGCCAAGGCGTGCCAAGTATATCAGGCGGATACACTCTCTAAGAAACAACCTCAAAGCTGGCGTCATGCGACACATGCGGTTGACGGGGGAATACCCTACCTTGTGAGTTTACTTTAGGGCAGTCTATGATTGTCCTATGGCAAGCACACGTAGCTTGAAACCCAGGAAATTAGAAAGGGTACACTATGTCTAAAGGTATGACATCATCATTCAATTACAGGACTATCCAACGTGGGTTGCGATCGGAGTATCAGACCGAACAAGCTCTTAAGCGTACTGCTATTGCACTAGGTCTAGCCCCTGAACCTATGGCGACACATACATTCTCAGGTACCAAGACACCTCTAGGTTCGGTCACAACTAAGAGGGTTAAACTGTCCAGCCTTAAGCGTGGTCCTGAGGGGCGTGTGCTATGGTCATGGAAGTAGGGTCTATGTACAGTATTGAGTGTAGGGACCTCATCCTTATCAACACGGACCCCCAACGTAGGTGCTACAATGGCGCTCACTTTAGTTCTGAGTTTGTCTGGTCAGGGTGGTACGTTATTGACTGGCAGATAGCTGAGGCTAGGCTTGGTAAACGTCTAGCTTTCTGGCGTGACCTAAATGAGTACGCAGTAAGTCAACGGGGTAAGCCTGCCCGTAGTGAATTCAGAGCGAAAGGAATACCTAATGAAAAATGAGAATAGGTGGGCTGTATTCTGGCTGACTGTCTTTGAAATAACAATCACCGCTGGCCTAGGGTTCTTGATACTCTTGGCCTTTGTAATCTAGGAAAGGAAAGACTATGCTTACTAACTTTGTCGAAGGACGCTATGCCCTCAAGCGTGGGGATGAGTACCTTAAGGCAATGCCTCTTGGTACACGTGAGTTTGCACCTAATGTTGACGAGGCTGTGTTGTTCTCTCTTGCTGAACATCTTGCCTTGCCTATCATGCGGGATGAACGTTGGGTTCTTATACAAAAGAGGGAGACTTAACAATGAACCGTGAGGATAGTGTAAGAGAGTTTATGGAAGCCTTTGGGCAGGCTGTAGACGGGCTATGGACTGAGGACATCCTTGAACTTAGGTGCAAGCTGATAGCTGAGGAAGTCCAGGAAGTTATTGAGGAACTGTTTGACTACCAGACAGAGACTTGGATTGAACCGTCAAAGGTATCTAAGGCAAGGGTACTTAAGGAACTCACAGACCTACAGTACGTTGTCTCTGGTATGGCTGTTGCCCTAGGGCTTAACCTTGATGAGGCCTTTGAGCGTGTACACCGCAGCAATATGTCTAAGCTCTTGGACAATGGACAACCCCTCAAGCGTGAGGACGGGAAGGTCCTCAAGGGTCCTAACTATATCCCGCCTGTAATGGATGATCTTGTTTAGAAAGGATGAAACAATGAAACACTTAACGATTGCACTGGCGAGCCTCTTGTTGTTCGCACCTAACGCTGATGCTAAGACTAAGATTGTTCCAAAGCATAAGTGTTATACCCGAGTGTCCCTTGCTAACCACTTCAGTAAGCTAGGTATCCGTGTGACCCAACGGTTCCTCACTTCTGATGGTCACCTTATGGAACTGTGGAAGGCACCTGATGGTTCGTGGGCCTTGCTTGTGGTCAATGGCCCTATCGCCTGTCCTGTTGTGACTGGTTATGCAAGCGAGGTAGTACCCAATGTATGATCCGTGTGATGATGTAACCTATTGGTTCAGTGCTAAATGGTGGAGGAAATTCAGTGAGACATGATGGTTTTAAGAAAGCTATGAGGCGTATGGATGGGGGCCTTCCCTTGTCTTTCGAACCTAAGTTTCCCTCAGTCAAGAAAGTCGATAGGCTAAGCTGTCCTTTCCTCGAGGCTGGGGTTAGAATACTTAAGCACCTTGATGAAGGGACGTCTGTACGTGCCTTGAATCTTTTCTATTGGGTGACAACAGAACAAGGTGAAAATTACTGGAACGAGAGGGCTTATGAACGTGTCCCCCTTAGCGCTGATGATATAGCGTATATTCGTGACATTGGTAACTACTTCGTAGGGGTGAGGGCTTATGAGTAAAGGTAACTTCAAAAGGTTTATGAGAGGACTTGACAATGGGAATGGTATTCTTAAGGAGGAGAGGGCTAACAACAGCGAAGCGAATAGCAAGACTACTAAGCCGCGAGTATGGAGTACCATCCAGGTCAACTCTGTCCTTGAGTCGGCAGGACTTACATTCAACACAGTTTTTAGTGCGGTGGGGTACAACGACACAAGCAGCCCTGACCCAGACCCTGAGTGTGATGAACCCTTCGCAGAGTATCAGAGCAATAGCAGACAAACGTGGCTTTCGCTCTTCCCTAATGAGTCTAGGTTCGGAGGCTTCATGTCTTACTGCACCTGCGACTTCTGCGCAGAAATACGTGCTACCTACGGTGTTCAAGAAGGAGAAACTCCCCACCATTACCGCGACAGGACAGCGGGTAGTACTCCGTCCAACTCGGCATAGTGGGGGTAGAAACTTCTTTGTTATCAATGACTTAGAGGGGCTACTTAATGTACTACATGAACACCCTGATGTGTTCCGAGATGGGTGGTATGCCTCACCTTTAATCAACAAAGTATCTGAGTATCGTGTAATGGTTATGCGTGGAAGGATTGTCTTCATTGCTGAGAAAGTACCTGCTGACAGATCAGAGGTGGTGTGGAACTTCAGGGGTGGCGGCATGTTCTACAATGTTAAGTGGGGTGACTGGCCTCTTGAGGTATGCCGAGCAGCACTATCTGTTGCTGAAGTATCCGGTACAGACTTCTCTGCTGTGGATATTATGGTGGGTGAAGATGGTAAGACTTGGTTCATTGAGGCTAACTCAGCACCGGGTATGCCCTGCTATGAAGGACGGTACACCTACAGGCAGCACTGCCTAGCCAAAGCCTTCGCCTATCACTACCACAACAGAGAAGAATTGTTTGAGTACGTGGAGGAGATAGATAGTTGGAAGGATATTATCCACCCATGCCTACTGAGAGGCTCTAGGAGCGCCACTGAGGGGGCATTGAGTACTTCCATGAGTGACCATAGCCTAGAGTAGTTAGAGCCAGTCAGTGAGGCTTATACAGAGTGATAGGTATGGGGTGTGCGGGGTACTTTAGTACAACTATAGTACTATAAACTACTTATGTAACTAATTACTATCCTTAAGTACTACTTAAGTAAGTACTAAAGTATAGGGTAACACGGAGTTTACAAGATGTCAAGACAAATATTTGTTGTAAAAGAACGAAGTGAAAAGGCTGCCGAAGCGCTGGCTGTGTGCAGTAAGGTCTTCGTTTATGGAACATTGAAGCGAGAGTACGGTAACAGTCGGCTCTTCAGCGGGGGTGGTGGGGATTTCCTTTGGGAGAGTTCCACACGTAAAGCCTTCGTGATGTATGATGCTGGCTGTCCTATGATTAAACCTAAAGAGTATGCCCTACAGGATGATGTTAACCCCTCTAAGATCCTACCTGTGAAAGGTGAGGTCTGGCAGGTGAACACCGTAGACTGTATGGAGCGCCTTGATACACTTGAAGGTGAAGGTTACCTCTACCACAGACGGTTGGAGGAGACGAAGGATGGAACAAAGGTCTGGACTTATCAGGTCTTTGATTCTTTCTTTGAAGACTGTATGTTCGCAACAGAAGTAGAAGGAGAATGGGTATGGCCTTGAAGAAAGAGTTTGACTATGATGGGTACTGCACAGTCAGAGAGACGCGCAAGTTAACCCAAGCACCTAGGGTAGGCTTTGAGTGGGAGGTTCCTCTCGACTTCAGCGAGGTGGCACCCGATGCTACTGGTAATGTGTACTATGACGATGAGGAGGGGGAGGACGCCAAGTATGAGGAGGCTGAGGCTATCCTGTCAGATGAGTTCGACGACTTCACTGAAAACAATAGGTTCAACTACCATCTTGAGTGTGGTGGCATGGAGTTCCAGTCGCCCTGCTTTCAAACATTGACAACAGCTAAAAGCTTTGCTGGTCTGTTAAAAGCAGAGATTGAGGGTAAGAAATACCTGTTCGACTTCGACCAACACGATGAGCAAGACTGTGGGATACACGTCCATGTGTCAGACCATACGGATCGTGTCAGTAACATTGACTACATCAACCTAGGTCTTATGTTAGGGTACCTTGATGAGGATGCCTTCATCTTTGATCTGTCGGGGAGGCAAGAAGGTAAGTACTATTCTGCCCAGGCCCGTCCCTACATTATGCTAGGGGCTAACCGTAGGTGCCTATTCCTCCTTAAGCAGGATAAGATTTCGTTTGAGATCCGTAGGCATATTGAGATGTATATGGGAAGGTGCCTTCGTTACAACCTGATGGGTACTGCAGAGTTCAGACTGTTCTCACCTCAACCAAAAGTTCTAGTACCAGCTATCGAGTTTGCACACAGCACCTTTAAGTTTATCAAGAGGTATCGCAACAAGGGACGGTCACCTACCCTTATGGAGTACAAGAAGTGGCTTATGAAACAGAAAGGGTACAAGACTCTTAAGAACTACGGTGACTTTGATCTTATTAAAAACAGAAAGAAAGGCTTCAATCATGGCTATAAAGCGTAGACTTGAGCGGGACGGTAACACTTACATCTGGCCTCGGGCTAGCAGTGAGGTTATCTACGTTGATGTGGAGGGTAATTCTCTTACGAGTTCGGAGTGCTACTTCTTCGGCCCTAACTTTCATAAACTTTACCCAGACATTCGGACATACCGTGACTTGTATGAGCAGTGGATAGAACCTAACAGGTCGGCTGTGGTAGTACAGTCTGATGAGGGGTGTGGCTTAGCCCAGACTATCCTTAGCTTCGTCTGTCGTCAGCTAACGTCACAAGGGGTCTGGACTGAAGACCTTATCGAGCATGCTTACACAAGGGACTTGGACAACCCTTTGATCCGCATACTAAGTATACCTGATGACTTACGCCTACTTCTTCCTGACCTTACCACTCCCTTTTTCATGAGTACTGACTCAAGGGGTAGGTCTTGGTACCCTGACAGGAAGGCCCAACCAGTTGATAGTAAGTGGTCTAGCCATCATAACTACTCTTACAAGATGGGTTCAGAAGACTTCAACTTCTACCGCTCGCTTCACAAGAGTAACTCTGAGTTATACTTTGGTCTTGAGTTAGAGATTAACACCAAGCTTTCAGCCGAGGAGATACAGAGTATCGTCACAGACTTTGAGCCTAAGCAAGAGCCTTTCTTTATCTTCAAGCAGGACGCTTCCATCGGTGGGCGCTATCAGAATAACCTTGAGATTGTCACAGTGCCTTGCTCACCTAGCTACCTTAAGAAGAACTTCAGGGTCTTCTTCAAGAAGCTTCGGCACCTAGCCGCTAAGAAAGATATCCAGTTATCTTCTTTAATCGAGATGGAGAATGTAAACAGTAACGGACTACACATTCATGTGAGTAAGGATGCTTTCCTCTACCGCTTCCATAAGAATAGGTTCATTACATTGATGAACAGTGATAGGAGAGACAACAAAAACTTCTTCGCTCTGTTGTCTAAGCGTAGCAGGTACTGGGAGAATAGCTACTGCTTTATTGATAGTTCTTACCGTGGCGTACGTCCAGCCTATGCTATCAAGAGTACTCGGGGCAGCTCTGAACGTCACTCTGTCTGCCACTCACTCGCCCCGGCTACTATTGAAGTGAGACTCTTCTCAGGCATCCCGGACATTGAACACATCTGTAGCTGCATCGAGTTCACTGAGGCTATCTTCAACTTCACTCGGTTCAACAGTGTATCCTCTATCTCTAATAGCTTTATACCAGACTTCAAGAGGTGGCTAGGTAAGCAGTCAAGGAACAAGTACCGTAGCCTAACTAAGAGGGTCAAGCAATGTGCTTAATTATACACAAGAAGCCTAACTTTGATATACCTTACGACAAGTTTGAGTCGGCTGTTATCAACAATCCTGATGGGTACGGACTGACCTACCCTGACGGTAACGGTAAGCTACACACCTACCGTACACCTGACAAGCCTGACCCTGAGGTTCTCTACAAGGAAGTTAATGAGGAGTTGGGTGGGGCAGACGTACTGTTGCACCTGCGGTTCAACACGGCGGGGGAGACTAACCTTCGTAATGCCCATCCCTTCTCTATCCTTGAGAAAGCTACCGATGGTATAGACCTACGTATGGCACACAACGGTACCATCTATGACTATAAGACTAAGGCAGAGGTAGGTGAGAGTGATACCAGAGCCTTCGCTAGGCTATTCGTTCGGCCATTGTTCAAGCGGCTGAGCAAAGGAATGGACCTCGTGGATATACTCAAGGACCCATTCACTAAGGAGTTGCTTGAGGATAAACTTCCTAAGACTTCTGTGCTGTCTTTCCTTGACGGTGAAGGCAACTCACTCAACATCAATCCGACAGGTAATGGGGGCAAGGAAGAGAAGGGATGGTACTACAGTAACGTCTACTCTTTCAACCCTAACCATAGAAAACCTACCTACCCTAAGACTTACCAGACTTACGGTTATGATTCAGACTACTACAAGAGACCTAACTACAACAACAACTACTTGCCTACTACGACTAAGCAACCTGAAATGACAGAGGATATGAATGTGGAACGGTTTACTAAGAAGTTTGATCTTACTCTTAAGCAAGTGTACACAATGGCTGATGAGACGATTGAAGAGTTGGTGCTGATGGATGGTGACAGTGCTGTCCTTCTCATCAAGGAGTTGTTGGCAACCGCACAAGGGTTGGAGGAGAGCCGAGGTAAAGCCCTCTCGCAGTTGGTCGTACTCAAGAAGAAGGTAGGGGGTGCGAAATGAATATCAAGCAGAGCATACTGTCTGACTCAGCGGACAACTACACACCTGACCTGACATCTATGAGGTTCTACGGTGAGGCTATCCCTGTGTTCATCTGGGATACCTTACGTTCCTTCAGGGCGTTTAAGGATAGGCTCCCACGCCTCATAGAGTACAAGGACTACAGGACTATGTGGTTCTCTGCTGAGACTACTGGTACTGGTGTTGTATTTGAGAACAAGGATAAGTTCGGCAACGCATATAGCCACTACCTCTTGACTAACAAGAATGATATTGAACAGGTTAGTCTGACAGGCACTAAGTCTTTACCTATAGGGGGCCACCTTATCCACTGCAACCTTAAGGCACTGACTGAACTTGACTTTCACTATGGCAACGGGTATAATTTCACCCGTACTAAAATACAAATCCGTAATAAATTCTCTAAGAAGATAGCTACAGTCTATGCCTACATCAACAATGCTAATCACTTAACTTACTTTGAAGATGGTGTGACAGAGTTCTATGAGGGTATCGACTTAGTTGAAATGGAAGCAAGGACAGGAGTATCCTATCAGGTTTACTGAGTTTAGAATTGGAAAGGCTACCTTCGATCAATGTGTAGAACTATACTCAAGGCAGCTTATCTACCGAGTACGAAAGCAAGCACAACACACACAAAACCTTATGTGTATGTCTGGAGTTATACTACCCACCAGTGACAGGGTAGGTGATGTACACCCTAGGTTTATAACAAAGGAGTATGCTCAATACATCATTGACTCACTAGGCTATTCATGCCGAGCGTCAGGCCGGGCTATGTACCAGCACTTGAAGCACTTCAGGTTCGTGAAAGTTAATCCTTTCGTAGGTACTGTAGACGCCCCACCTAAGCCTAAGCAGATACCTATTCAATGGACAGCAGAGGAGAAGGATAGGTTCTACACCTGTGCCTTCACTCGCTTAACTACCACTGGCATTGGCATGATAGCCCTCTTGTCTGAGTACTCAGGCCACTCCATGTACAGGATCAATAAGCTTACACAGTCTGACTATGCTGACGGTATCATAACGATAGCAGGTGAGGCTATAGCTCTTGACGAAGGTACTAAAGGTATGATGGACCAACAAGTAAACATATCTGGGGGCAACCCTTGGCTGTTCCCTAGTCTAACTAAAGAGTTCCCCTTGAAAAATATAAAGTCTGCCTTCAACGCTGTGAGGGATAGAGCGGGACTACCTAAACATCTAACTATTAATGGGATTACAAAATGTACACTACAAGAGTAGGCATCGCATTAAGTGTGTTGTTCAATGTCCTCTTAGGAGGTGAGAGTAATCAGACCTTCAGCGCTAGGAATTGGGGCTGGGAGAGAGATGGTAAGTTTAATCTATGCAACGTAATAGACTTCTTCTTCGGACAGGGCCACTGCCTAGAGTGTTGGGCTTACTGGAGAATAGCTAAGAGGAGTGTAACATGAGTAAGTGGAGAGCTGACCCTAAGAAGGGTGAACAATTTGTAAAGCCTCGCCAAGAGGAGGTGGTAGCCCTACTTAAACAAGCAGCAGACATAGCCTTCTTCTACATCGAAGAGAAACTTGAGGCTGACATCGAAGTACTTAAGAAGAAAGCAGGAGAGGCTAAGCAGAAGTGTACTGCTCAGGTACAAGCAGCAGAGACACGGCCTACTATGGAGGTTGTACGTAAGTACTGGTCTGAGGATCCTGAGACTATGTGGAAACACTTTGTCCACAACATGACTAAGGGAGAGTAACATGAATGCTTTCAAAGTAAAGATCACACCTAAACCTGCTATGAAGATGATGATGGATGGGGCTAGTCAGCTTGACCCTGCCGCACTCTATGACGCTATACAAATCATCGCTGACATGCTGCCCGCTGAGGTACTAGAGGAACTATCAAACGTCCTTGGCCGTGTAGCACATATGAGACTGAGAGGATAATGACATGACTAAGATACACGTTACCAAAGACTTTGATGAGTACATGCTGGCGGACAGAACGCCTGTGCGGGTGGTCTGTGTGGACGCGCTGGGCGGTTTGCCAGTCATCGCTGTTGACCACGAAGGGGGCATTTACAGAAGTCAGCTTGATGGCACGCGATCCAGTGGATACAGCCCCATCGTCAAACAGAAGCGCAAGCCGAGGGAGTGGTATCTTGCCACATCTTCTGACGGGACTCCTCTAACTTATCATATACTACATAAAAAAGTGGAAGCTGACAGCTACACACACGGCCCTGTCATTAAGGTTCGGGAGGTACTGGGCGATGAATGTAACTGATCTGTTAAAAATTAACACTAAGAACCTTGTGCAAGCGCAGCATGATGGGCTGCAAGAGTATGCCGTCACTAAACTGCGAAGCATAGCTGATAGAATTAGTAATGCAGAATACGAAAGCCTTTTAGAGGACCTAGAAGAGAGTCCTTCGGGTGATGGTTACGGGTGCGACAATAGGTATATCAGTTTTAACGAGTTGGATCTTAACGGGGAAGATGGAACAGACATAGGTTGCGTACTTGATGCTCTAATAAATATCAGCAGCCAATGCTCTCCGATCAAAGCTGTGGAGGACATGGACGATGAGTAAACTAACTTGGATCGCTTGCAACGGTGTGAAGCCTGACCTGCCGGAGGGTACAGATGTACACATCATGGTGGCATCTCGAAGTACAGATACATGGCACGATAGCACAGTGAATTACTCACAGTTTGAATTATGGCCCTCTGTGGTTTGCTACGCCCTAGAGCCTGTGGACCCTGTGGAGGAGTTGGTCGAGGCGGCGCACGACATTGCTTATTTGCCCCACAGTGAGACTAACAAGGAAAATTGGACCCGCCTACGCGCCGCGATCAAAGCAGTGGAGGAAATGGGTTGACATCTGATCTATCAAAAGACCTACGGCTTAGAGTGGTATTTGCGAAGGAGGGCGAACAGGCTGGAAGGACTGCCGACATAAGCGCCGATCTTATACTCAAAGCGGCTGACACCCTCGATCGTGTGTGCCAAGAGCGGGATACTCTCAAAGCCAAGCTGAAAGTGGCTGAGGAAATGGCGGAGGCATTGGAAGAATTGGCCAGCCAAATATCCATTGATGAGATCGACAACATCAAGGATGCAGACTTTGAGTATGCTTATTCCGTAATGGTTTCAGTCGCTAGAGCCGCCCTACAAAAATGGAAGGAATCACAATGAGTAAACCGCCTGAAAGAATTTACCTACAGCACGGTGATCCATACGACCCTTTCGAGGAAAACACATGGAACGCAGAGCCTATTGGTGAGACCGACTGTGACACAAAGTACATCCGAGCCGACGTTGCAGAGGCCCAACTCAAGACTACCCGTAACGACGCGCTGAGAGAGGCGGCAGGTTTGACACATTTCATCCCCGGTGAGGAGGACTACAACCAAGGGAAAGTGGATATGTGTGAGGACATTC